CGGACGCCCTGAGCGGCATCAAGACCCAAGCCATCAGCCACAGCCAGACCGGCCAGAGCGACAAGCAGGGCGGCGGCTACAACCAGCTGGTATTCGACGACCACCCGAGTAGCCCACGCGCCGAACTGGGCACCACCCAGGCGCACAGCTGGCTGCAGCTCGGCCATACGCGTCACTACCAGGACAATGCCCGGCGCGAAGCGCGCAGCCACGGCATTAGCTTGGATACGCGTGGCCACGCCGCCATCCGCGCCGGCCAAGGCCTGCTGCTGAGCGCCCAGCTGCGTGCAAATGCCAGCGGAAACCAGATCGACAGCCAGGAAGCCGAACAGACGCTGGAACAGCAACGCGAACGCGTGCAGTCGATTCTGGAGCGCGCCGACAAACACGGCGCCCAGCTGCCGGAAGAGAAACCCGCCGGCAAGCAGCCGGTGCAGCTGAATCTGCAAGCCCTGCAGGACAGCCTGGCCGGCAAGCAGCAAGGCGCCCCCGCCTGGCTACGCCCGGAGTTGATCCAAAGCGCCCCGCAAGGCCTGGGCTGGCTCACCCCCAGCCAGATCAGCATCAGCGCCAGCGAGCACCTGGCCCTGGTCGGCCGCGACCTGCAACTGGGCGCCCAAGCCACCTTGGGCCTGAGCGCCCCGGCCGGCCTGCGCGTGTTCGCCGGCGGCGCCAAGCCCGACGCCAAGCAACCCGAGCAAACCCGCGGCCTGCGCCTATTGGCCGCCAGTGGCCAGGCCATCCTGCAGGCCCAAAAGGACAAGGCCAACCTGAACGCTCTGAAGGCGGTGAACGTAAGCAGCAACGCCGACGCCCTGATCGCCAGCCCCACCACCCTGAAGCTGAGCGCCCAAGGCGCGGGCCTGGAACTGAAGGGCGGCAACATCACGCTGTTCGCCCCGAACGGGGTGAAGTTCAAGGCCAGCAAGAAGGTGTGGGATGGGGCGGGGAGTGCGAGCCATACCGCGCCGGCTATGCCGCAGAGCAAGGTGCTTTCCTGTCAAGAGCGGGCCGGCAACGGTGAGTCGGGTGGAGCCGGGGTACTTTGATGCTGGCTGGCTTGGACTTTCATCGCATCGAGCGACAGTTGAGAGAACTGGCTGAGCCTTTGCTGGGCGCGGGTTCAAAACTGTTTGTCCTCTACGACCCGCGCTTGTCCGACCCATTGGAGCTCGCGCAGCTTATTCAACGTGGTCGCATCGTGATCCCCGTGCGTGTGCCCGAGCATATTGCCGATCATGATGCCCGACGCCCCTGTTTGATTGAAATGGACGCCGCTTTTGCGCAAGGCGTCACGGAACCCAGCGTATTGGATGATCCGCTACTGCTCAAAAGCATTGCTGAGAGCGTGCTTGAGATTGCTGAGGGTCCGGAAAGTCTGGATAAGGGGCGCGCGATCTGCGCTTGGCTGTGGAGCACCGAGCCAGGCCCGGCACTTGCCGATCGCTTGAGCTTGGCAAGCGCCGCGATCGATCCGGCTGGACAACGCCGCTGGTTACGCTGGCATGACCCGCGCGTTTGGGGGCAGATGTGGCCTAGTCTCACCGCAGACCAACAACAGCAGCTACTTGCTCAAGCCACGGCTTGCAACATTGATGCATTGGGTACGCTAGCTGTTTACGCCACGGATGCGCAAAAGTCCCTACCGAGTGTAGTGCAACTTAGCAGCGCCCAGTTTCAACGCATGGTCAATTGCCAGGCAGTGACGGCCTTGCTGAGGGCTTGGCGCGCGTTCTGCGACCCCTTGCCATCGAATGCGGTGGATGAGCTGCATCGGCATCTGCTGCAGGCAAGCAGCCTGCAATTACAAGGCGAGGATGTGACGACTTATGTCTTGTACGCCATTCAGCTGAAACCTCAGTTTCATCAGCATCCCAAAGTACACCAAGAAATACAGGCTGCCCGGCAAGAGCCGGGGAGCCTGGAACGTGCTTGGGCTGAGCTGGATGAGCGCGTTTGGAATGATCTCGCGCTTACCCCTGCTCCGACCCGAGCCTGATATAGGAAGAAAAAAATGGCCAGTCCTATCGCAGCAAATGCTGCCAAAGCAAAATCTGCTGTTGCCCAGCCTGCCAACACTTGCCCAGCTGATTGCCCTCCTTGTGCGCGGGTTGGCCTGCCGATTTTGTTAGTGCGCCCCTCCATTACGGAGGCACGGGAAAAAGCAGTGCTTGACGATGCCGGCTTTGCTTTCGCACCAAACTTTGATGCGGAGTTTGGCAAGCAAAAGCGCGAGGCAACGCTACCTCTTACCCGCGTTTTGCGTGAAGGCTTTGTTTTTGTATTGAACGAAGCAAAGAAGAAATGGGATATCTGGCGCATTGATGCGGCCGGCTGCACCAAGTTGTTAGCAAGACAGATCAGCGTGGACGAGTATCGCAGACGCTCAAACAAGTTATTGGCGACGCCGGCCGGTTTCGCCTGCAGTCAGAAGGCCGCCAATCTCCCCATCAACCTGATCACGATCAGCGATGCAAGTAATGTCCCCAATGCTTGGCTTGCCTACTCCGAGCACCTGTGGACGCCTGCTGTGCTGGAGAACTACACGGAAGGTACCAAACGCGAGGCACGTATGACGCCCATCGCGGTCAAGGCTCTGGTCAAGGAGGATGTATTCCCCCCTAACGGGGCTTTGCCATTGAACACTGCAGCCTTACAGCACAATGTGCTGGAGTTCTGTGAGGTTAAGGGCAAAGCGACCGCCTTGGTGAAGGCTTTTGAACGCAGCACCGTCCCGCTAGATAGCGCGCGCTTTGGTAAAGCGGCCGAGTTGAGCGAGCGTGTGCGCGGTATCGAAAAGGCATCGGGATCTGGGCTGAAAAACAAGGCCTTAGTTGTCATGCTGAAAGACCCGCTCGGTTTGGCGGCGGAACACAATGGCCTGCGCCAGCTCGTCGAGGTGGATCGCCAGGCCTGGAAGGCCGGTGGTAAGGACGTTAATGGCAAGAACGAAGACCCCGATCGGGCCTGGAAGCGTCAATCGGATGTGCATATCGGCTACATACACGAGTGGCTGCGGCAACGCGTAAAGGACAGGGTGACCCAGCGGGTTGACCAGATGCTGCACGGTGTAGGGGGAATGGCCACCAAGGCGCAGTTCGACGAGCGTAAGAAAGCTGGCCTGTACCCGCCGGATACGATCTGGCATCCGATCAAGGACAAGGCGGGCAATCCCGATCCAAGAGGCATGGGCCAGGTCATCTATTCCCAGGCACATGTCGATAAAGGTGTCGAGAAGATGGGCGGTAATAGCCCGGAAGGCACCATCAGCAAGTACATGAAGAAGATCGACGAAACCCGGCGCAAGCAGTTTCATATCGATTGGGCGAGAGCAGAGAACGAATGGGCCAAGAAGGTCCTGGCAGTCGACTCCGACTATATCGAATATCTGAAGTCCAAGAGCTTCTGTGTCTTCATGGATCAGGACTTCGATGATATTCCGGCCATCTCGACCGCCAAGCGTAGCTTGGATGAGATCCAGCAAGACATGTATGAGGCGGCCGCTCGGGTAAATGCCACGGAAAAGGCCCTGGCTGGAGGTCTGGTCAGCGATGCTTCGCTGAAATTCATGGCAAAAATGTTCGATAAGCCGGAAGACGATCCGCAGCAATGGATTGCGCAAGCCTTGATCACTGAGTTTGGCCTAGCAAAGCTACTTGAGCCGGACGTCACGGCAGATCTCTATGACAGCTATATCTCGGGTAAGGCCGCCAAGGAAGAGTTGCAGAAAGCCTGGGCCGGTTATGCGGCGGTTATCACTCAGCAGACCAATAGCCTGTTGGCCACCTCGCAGCAAGCGATTGCAGAACTGGAACGCCTGGTAGCCGATACCAAGCAGGCGAAGAAGTTTCAACTGGCCAGCAATCTCGATCAGGTCAAGGCCAAGCAGGTGGTATGGGTCAAGGCCTCGGCCCTGCTGGACTACCTGAATACCGGGAATCGCCACTACTTCGTCTGGACCCGTTGGAGCATGAAGAGCTTCATGCATGCAATGTCCGATGCCTTGAAAGAGGCCCCGCTCTTCGAAACGCAGCCCACGCGGGAGATCGGCAAGACCGGCAAGGAGCGCGTGGCGTCTGCCAAGCAGACGCGCCAACAGATACGTGAGTTCTCCGAGCATCTGCAGCAGCGCATTACGCAGTTCGGGGACGATGTAACGGTCGGCCTGGTCTACGACGAGAGCGTACTCAAGCAAAGCGCGAGCCGGCGGGGCGAGAAAATGCTCAAGGTGGTTGGCGATAATTTGCTGGGTAAACCCGGCATGGCCACCGAGCTGCCCGAGGATTTGGCGAAACAGATCATCAAGAAGCAGGCCATGACTTGGAAGCAGATGCGCGCCAATCTGCTCGAAAACAAGACCACAGTGCGGGTCTCCTTCGCGATCTTCATGCTCGAAGCCTTCGCCATCAAGAAGGCGCTGACCGAGAGTCAGCAAAAAGGTGGGCTGGAGCAGCGAGACGCGATCCTGGGCGTGGTATCCGGTGTGGTGACTTACCTGGGTCTGATATCGGAGCTGGCGGCTGCCGCCCTGACGCCACGCGCCTCCATGGTGGCGGGAACTCCATCGGCGACACAACTAGTCAGCACTGTACCTAAACATCTCGCTTGGCGGCTGGCGGCAGGAATATTTGGTGCTGCGGGCTCTATTCTGGATGGAGCTTCGAACATAATTAAAACTGCTGTTCGGCTAAATAAAGGCGATCGTGACGCAGCAGCAGCCTATGTGACCGCGGGCATCTTTCAGTTTGGAGGTGGTACTGCGATGGCTGCTGGCTCAGTCATGGCTTTTCAAGCAGCGATGGCTGAGCGAGCGGCTGGGCAGGCTGCACTGCGCGCAGGCGGCGGGGCGGCAGCCCGTGTACTGCTGGGTACTGCATTGGCATCTTCGCTGACAGGAATAGGCCTGATACTGTGGATCGCAGGTGTTGGCATTTCCATCGTGGCCATGATGTTGGAGGACGATGAGATCGAGGTCTTCTTGGATCGCAGCCATTTCGGTAAGCACAAGAATACGGATCTGGGTCATTTCCCAAGCTTTGAGCGAGAGGTCCAGGCCTTCGCCGGCTTGGCACATGGCTTCGCCGCTGAAATCGAGTGGAATGATGAAATGATTGGGAGTGATGAGATCACGGTTCGTATCAAGAGCGCCCAGTGGTCGCCTAAGCTACGCGCGACCTATCGCCTACAGGGCTTCGCCGAAGATAAACGTACCCTGCTGGCAGAGCTGGGCAGCGGCGATTTTCCTGAACTCAAGCCCGATGAGGACAATAGTGCGATTCACACAGCTAGCGCGCTCGTGCTGCAGACCAACTCCCGCGTCGAGTGGGTGTGCTTTACCTGGCGCATCCTTGGCTTACAGACTGATGGCAAACTCAAACAGATCGCACAGGACCATATATGGATGGAAGACTGACCGAGCCGCAGGAGTCAGTGGAGCAGCTCACCCCGCCCAACTTTTTCCCGCATCATTTGCTCCCCCCGATCAATAAGCAGGCGGCGGATCGCCCGAATGCAGGCGGTGCCATCTGCAAGGTCTATCCGCATGGCATTGAATTCATTGATCATGTGTCAGCCATGCATGGCTACGCGCTGGTTATGGGGGCGATGTTATTAGCAGGTAATGCTTTTTTACTCGAAGTCGCACTGCGTGCGGAATTCTACTGGGCCGTTGCTGCCGCTGTGCTACTGCTGATTTGTTGTTGGTTCCTACTTCGCGTCGATCTTGTCGGCTTTCGTTACCGCCCCGTCCTGTTCGACCGCGCTAACCGCAAAGTCCATGTCTTCAGTGAGAAAAGTGGCCCAGGGCTGCACTGGCTCAAGCTTTGGGGCAAGGTGGCCTACCGGGTGAGCAGTTATGACTGGGACTGCATCCGTGGTGAGGTGATCGGCATCCGGGTAGCCGGCGGGGTAGGTGGCTTGCCGCGCCAGGAGTACGGCCTGAATCTGGCCGTGACCGATGCGCCGGGCAGCCAGACGGCGCTGATGCGTTTCGGCGTGGGCACCACCAGCGCTTACGATGGCGGCGCGATGATCGTCGCGCGCTGGGAACATATTCGCCGCTATATGCAGCAGGATGGCCCACCCATTGCATCTGGCGACTCGCTGTTTCTGGACAACAGCCGCGAATCGCTCTGGGCGGCCATCACCTGGATGCAACCCTTGCTGGGTCCGGGTGCCAAGGAAAACTGGACTGGTGAGAGCTTTAACGGTGCCTGGTTTCTGACCATTCCCTTTGGCTTGCTCACCATGACGCTGCTGCCCGCCAGCGTGATAGCGGGGCTGTTGCGTTATGTCGCTCAATTCGCCAAAGCGGAACCACGCTGGCCGCGCCAGATACAGGAATCGGTAGGCGCGCCGCTGAGTGTGGAAGAGATCGAAGTGCTGCAGTACGGCAAGCGCAGCAACTGGACCCAGCAACGCAAGGCCGCCAAGTTGGCGCGCCAGCAAGCCAAGCTGAATAAAAACAAGGAAAGTTAGTTAACGCGGCAGGAAGGCGGGCTGGATTGCCTGCCTTCAAGCAGGCAGCGGATCGCCCGCGTGCGGGCGGTGCTATCTGCAAAGTCTATCCGCATGGCATTGAGTTTATTGATCATGTATCTGCCATTTATGGATATGCATTGGTCATCGGTGCACCTTCATTCGTATTTCTCGCATGGGATATTTACGATACGTGGCAAAAATATCGATTTGACTGGATGACTGCGATTGCAGCGTTTTTAATGATTGGGGCTTGGTCACACGCTGGCCACGCCAGGTACAGGAATCGGTAGGCGCGCCGCTGAGTGTGGAAGAGATCGAAGTGCTGCAGTACGGCAAGCGCAGCAACTGGACCCAGCAACGCAAGGCCGCCAAGCTGGCGCGCCAGCAAGGTAAATCTAAAGTTGTCTGAGTGCTTGCCACCACCACTCTCATCGGCATTTATAATTTCGCATAATGTTTATTATGTCAAGCTACGTACGTCGCGCAATTCGTAGGCGTTACCAGCAGTTGGTAAATTATATCCGCGCGTTTGCTGCAACTATGCGCCCTGCATAAGCGCTTGCTTCTACTCTCTCCGGCCCGCCAATTGGCGGGCTTTTTGTTGTCCAGGAGGAAAACTATGAGCAGACCAAAGACGCTGCCGAACAGTCCGGGCGTTACGCCTGGCGATGTGTGGCGCGTGGCCGCACAGCAGAAGCCGCACGTTCTGGCGCGGCGCTACAACGTGCGCACGGAGTTGATGCGCAACTGGCTAACTGGGGTCGATGAAATGCCGGTGATGCTTTACGAGCTGCTGGCGATGCAGGTGGTGTGCATGCTGCCTGGCACAGCCGGACAGTTTGCCGGCTGGCGCGTGCTGGATGGGCAGCGATTCACCGGACCGGGTATCGAACATCGCGGTGGTATCACGTTCGATGACGTGTACCGGCTGCCCGAGTACTGGCGCGCATCATCACTGGCCGAGCGTCAGGCGGAACTGATCGAGCGCCTAATGCGGGAACGTGATTTCTACAAGCGGCAGTGTGAGCTTGAGGCGCGCCACGGGGTTTTGCTGCGCTCGATGTTCGACACGCCGACCCGGCGCGGTGGCCCTGGAATGATGGCCGGAAAATGACGAACGAGTACCGGGTGCGCTACACCTGGTTGAGCGATCGCAGCACATTTGCATAATTGGCACTTAGCCAGGTCGCGCTCGAGATCTTCCTGGAGCGCGGTTTTATGCTAACGGGCTTTGATGGGCGCGCTCCAGGAACATCGCCGGCGGTGACATTGGCATGCGCTCGACGGCTTAGCCGTTGACGTAATTGTGCTGGAACCAGCGCAGACCCTTGTCTACAGCCTGAAGGCATAGCTCTTTCGAGATGGTCGGGACAATGCGGGCTTGTGCGTCAAAGCAGTCGCACTTGGTTCTGGCTTGGTTTGCCGCGCAGCCCTCGACCGATTGGGCAAGCTCCAGCTTCTTGCTATGAGCATCGCTGACTGACTGCTTGCGGTATGCCTTCAGTTCTTCCCTATCCCTGGCCGCACGCTGGGCGGCCAGTTGGGCGGCAGTCTCTTTGTTGAACTCGATTAGATACTGCTTGGCCCGATATTCCTGGTAGCGGTCATAGGCCATCAGGCCACCAAAGACCGCAAACAGAACCGCGACGAAGATGTATCCGGCCAGTGCGGCCGGCGATGTTCCGGTGCTGCTTGAATAGCCCGGTCGATTGTTGTCGAAGTCCATTTATTCCCCCTGCGCGTGTCGTGTTTTTAGGGGCAAAACTATACCAGCAGCGATGACTGAAAGGACGCAGGGTTGTCTTTAGGCGCGGGGGGCGGTCTGTTATGGCCTGGGCTGCGTGGCTCGCAGTTTGGACGGCTCTAAGGCTTGGCCGTGCCTCCGGCGGGCCGGATTGGTGCGTGGACGGCCCCGGCGGGCCGCCATGGGCCGGGCAGAGATTGTCGCGGCTAGGCCGCTCCTACTGCCCTGCCCTTCGGGCGCTGTACGGACTAGGCCGGGAGCTTCTCCAGCAGGCGCTCCAGGATGTCGCGCATTGGTATGCCTTCGGCTTCGGCTGCGCGGCGTAGGCGGCGGAGCAGTAGCTCCTCGACCTCGACGTTTAGCTGAGCAGGTACGCGACCAGATGCGCCATTCGTGAAGCCGGCTTGACGCTGGTTCTGGCGGCTGCGGCGCTTGCGCTCAGCTGCAGTCATGGGCTTATCGCCGAGGGGTTTGGGGCCGCGCTTGGCTGGAAGCTTAGGCAGGTCTGGGAGTTCGAGGGTTTTGCGGTCTTCAGCTTGCTTAGCCATGGTGAATGCCCTATGTGTGACTAGTCACATTATACATTAAATGCGTGACTAGTCACTATTTAGGCTGGGCTTTGAGGCTGAGGGGTTATGACTTGCTGCTGAGGTGCTGCTTGTTGTTCGTCACTACCCATTCGGGTGCCTACATTCATGGACTCGGTAGGTAAATCACAGCGCAGGAACCAGCTGGGGCTGTTCTTATAGCTGATTTTGAGGATGCAATCGGCGACAGGCTCGATGCGGTAGCCAGCTCGCTCGAGGTCCATTGAGCTGGTGTAGGCCACGGCCTGACCGTTCTGGCTTACTAGGAGCTGGTACATGTAGCGCTGGCCGGCAGTGATGTTGCCCAGGATGTGCAGGCCAAGGCCCTCGTAGGGGTGCCCTTCGGCAATCACCTTGGGTGCGGCGACCTTTGCGGCGATCTGCTGAACGACGGGCTTATTCTGCTCGGGCGCATGTCCTGGGCGGTGTGCCGTGACAGGCTTTGATGGCTTGAGCGTGTCCTTCGACTGGCCCCACATGAGCGTGGCCACGAAGGAGATGAGGCCGAGCCCCATCAGAATGTAGCCCCAGCGCTTCCACTTGAGATGGCTGGGTGTTACGTCTGCGGCGGCCGATTCAATGCCCTTCATCACCGACTTGGTGTGACTGGTGTAGAGCTTGAAGTACTGCGGCTCATAGTCACGTTCGGACTCATCGACTACAGCGCCTTTGAGACCATCCTGCACCTTGCGAATGTAGGAGTCAGGCTTGCCCAGGTGGACAGCCTTCTTGACCCGGTAGACCAGCTGGATGCGATCGACGACATCCTTATTCACCCGACCATAGTTCTGGCTGATGATCAGGACGTCAGCAAACTCGTGCCGATGCATCGCAAACCAGTGGGCTAGCTCTTCGGATATGCCTGGCTTACGAAAGCCGCCGCGCGGCAAGACTTCGTGGGCCTCGTCGATGATGTAGAGCGGGCCGGTGCCGTTGTTTGGGTCCGGATGGCGCCAAGGGTCGCCGTAGTCGTCAACGTGACTGAATGGCTTGCCCTCGCCAGACTTCGATGCGGTACGAACTTCGAGCAGATCCACATAAGCAGGGTCGAGCGCGGCAAACATCTCGACCCTAAGCGGCAAGTTGGTAATCACCTTGCGGCCGGCCTTGAGGGCGGGCAGCACGTGGAAAACCGTGGCCTCATAGGACTTGCCGCCACCGGGCGGGCCAATGAGCAGGTTAATCATCTACACGCCAACCGTACTCGATCATGAGGCCATCAAGATCAAAGTCCGGGAAGTTCTGCTCAATCTCCGATCCAATCTCCAGGATTGCTTCAACATCCGATACTTCGAGGGCGTCCTCTAAAGCTTCTACTAGTTCTTCAAGTTGCATGATCAGCTACCCAGGCGTGTAAACGGTATGAGCTGGAGCGCGAGCTTGATCAGGATCGCGGCCAAAATAATGGCTAGCGCCTCGCCCACTCGGAGCAGGCCAAGCATGTTGACCAGCTCAGGCGGGAGGCCGGAGATATAGGTGCCAGGGTTGAATGCGCCCATGTCCCCCGGAAGGGCATTGAGCAGGGTCTGGATGAGGGCAAACAGTGCCTCGAGAATCCAGCAAATGAGATCCTTGAGCATGTCCAGGAACGCGATAAGCAGCGCCTCGAACAGGTCAAGAAACCACTGAACAACGGCGTTTACTTTGTCGATAAGGGACTGGAACCAGCCCTTGATTTTGTCGAGCATGGGCAGTCCCTAGAAGATGATCTTGCGGGCCGTAAAAGCAGCCGTGGCGAGGATGATCAGGCCGCAGGCATGAAAGACCCAGCAAGGCGGCGCAAGTGGGAAGCTGCCCAGGTTCATGCCTGAACCGAAATTCAGATCAAAGCTCCAGCTCGGGCATTGACCAGGGCCGAAGCTGGGAAACATATTGGACAGACCTTGGCCGAATGCTGTGCTGCCGATATTGGGGCCGCTGGACTGCCAAACACCGGCAATGCCGCCGGGGTACTTGGGGGTGTAGAGCTTGCCGTGATCGGGCAGCTTGCCGGGTGATACAGGGCCACCACCGCCCTCGCATGTCTGCCCTTGAGGGCATTCCTCGCCCTCCCCTTCGCCCTCGCCTGTGCCGCCGCCTGTATCGCCACCGGTACCGCCGCCATTACCACCAGTGCCGCCGCCTGTGTCTCCGCCGGTGCCGCCAGTGCCACCACCGGTATCGCCACCGGTACCACCGCCGGTGTCGCCGCCAGTACTGCCGCCATCGCCCATGATCTGCTCGTAAGTCTTGCAGCTGCCTAGGTACATCATCTGGCCGGCCGGGCAAGCAGACTGAGTGGGCGCAGAACCATCCTTGACGCACTTGCGCTTAGTGCCGAGAACCATTTCGCCGTAGCCGGGAGCGCAAGGTTTGCCAGCCGCGGGGGTGTAAGTGGTGGCGGGCTTCCCGTCTGAGCCTGTTGGAACCTCGGAGCCGCCGTCATCATCGACGCCATTGTCTTCACCAACGCTGCATGCACTGCCGGTGTATTCGAAAGAATGACTGGAGCCCATATCGAAATGGAGGCCAACGGAGCAACCGCGATCGCAACCGGTGTCGCCAAATGATCCGCCTTCGGTGGGACATTTACAGGAGCCCCCGGATTCAATCTTGGGTGCATCGCATTCTGGAATGGGCAAGCCCTTAGAACAGGTAGCTGGCGGCTGCATGGCAGTGATAAGCAACCACTCAATAGGAGGCTGGGGAGTCCAGTAATAACCCTCAGGACATGCCCAGCGAGCGGGGGCGCCGCCTGTATAGCAGCGGCCGGTATATGCGGTTTTATCAAGCGGATTCATGATCGGAATGCCGTTCATGGTTCCGCACCACTTAGGACCATCAACAGGGTTGGGGTCCGACATATTCATGTATGAATTGGAGCCGGAAGTACGATAGGCCGGAGCGGTTTCACTAGCGAATGCGTGAACATGCAGAACGAAAAAAGTAATTAGCGCAATAAAAGTGAATTTTAAAAGCGAGCGCAGGAAAACATGACTAAAAGATTTCATTATTTAGCCTTGATCTGGCTGAAAAGAACAAAGGCGCTCATTGCCCCAATCATGGCAATAATTGCGTAGAAGAGGGAAACGAGCGCCGGGACCACGATTAAGCCTTCTTGACGGCGCGCTTGCCCAGGTCGCCGCCCTTGAATGCCATGTTGATGCCGATAACAAGAACCATCAGCGTGATAACGCTAGCGGATACGGTGCCAAGGTCTACTGCAGCCCAGATTTGTTCCATATTTACTACTCCTTTTAAAGCGGGCGAAATTGCCCAAGTTAGACTTTGCGAATGGACTCAATTGCCAATCCAGTCACATAGCCAAGAAACCAAGAGGTGGTGATAGAGCCAAAGCCGAATGCAAAAGCCATGGCGAAATATTCAGGTGTGATGCCAATGGTTGCTAATTCAGCAAGGCTCATCGGTTCCATAAAAATCCTTAATTCGCGTTTGCGCGCTCGGTGCTCGGAGCTGCGCTCCGAGCGCGCAAAGCGCTGTGCTAAGCGGCTTGCCTGTCGGCCCAAAGGTCGAGCTGGTTAGTGTTGTCGACGACCAGGCGCAGCTTGTGCTGATGCGGCCAATACCAGTCGGGCGCCTCGGCGATGGGCTGAATCTGTATCACCTTGATGGTGATCGGCTGGTAAGGCTTGGAGGGGTCGTGCGGCTCCATGATGTCGATGCCGTAGTCGCGCAATACCTTGGCGTGGCGGTAAAGAGTCGCGGTAGACAGGAAGGTCTTTGGCTGGCCGCCGCGCAGCCAGCTGTCAGCTGTGGCGCGCACCTTGGCGGGTAGGTCGTTGAGGTCGATGGAGGCGGCATCGACTTTGGTGCGGCGTAGCACTTCAGTTTCGCGCTCATATAGGGCTTCTAGCTTGGTCATGGTCACGTCTCCTAAGTAGCGGAGTTCGGCATCGCGGAGTTCGAGGCGTCGGGCTTTGAGTTCGGCACGCAATACGCCTTGGCTATGGCAGTACTGGTAAACGGGGTCAGATAGGATTTCGGCCTTCTTGCGGCCGTGGGTGTGCACCAGCATCTCGGGTGCTTTGAGGTACAGGACGAGTTGCTTGCGGCTCTTGGCTGTGCCGAATGAGACGGTAGTAAGCCCCGCCCTGCCCTTTTTGATGTGTGAGACGGATTGGGTATCAGCCCACTCAATGACGGCCTGGGCGTTATCAGGGCCGCCGCAGGCGAAGTTCTTGGTGAGGTGAAGCTCGGAAATGGCAGCGCCCGTCCAGTACTCAAACAGGCCGTGCTTTACGTCATGCTCGCTGGGATTCGGGTTTACCTGCTGCTCACCAGGACTAAACGGCGGTAGGCCGTGCAGCGTGCAGAAGCGGTTACACAGATCAATGGTGCGGTCGAAGTCATAGTTGAAGACATTGTCGGGGCGGCCGTAGCGCCCGACGTTGCCTTCAAGTGTGACCTTGAAGCCATCAGAGTGGAGGATCACTAGGCTGTCGTAGGAGCCTTCGAGATGTCGGCGGCTGGTGGTTTCCCATTCGCACTCGACCTCGCCTGCCTCGTTCTCGACGAACTTGGCCACGATGCCGCTATCCACCTTGGGCAGCACCGGCAGCAGCTCGCCCGTTTCCGGGTCGAGCCGGCCGGGGTGCCGTTGGCTGATGCGAATGAAGTCCACGAAGAGCACTAGAGCGAGCCCCTCGAACCGGTGTTTTGGAGGTCTGAAACAGGGTGATTTTTCTCAAAATGAGAAAAAAGACGGGTATTACCAGTAACCCGTCCCCCTAAAACGACCAGCGGAGTACGCTCGTTCACCAGTGATTGCTCGTCCGAAGGAAGAGCAAAAACAGGGCAAGCGAGTGCGGACTGGTAAACCATTAGCCGCGCCCCGGATGCGGGCGGAAGTCGCGTTGCTGGATGCTGGAAACGGTAACGACCGAATCCAGCACGCTGACGGACCAGTCATTGCCGTAGTCATTCGTGCAGTAAGCATCGCTAACTACGTGATCTTCGAAATTGAGCGTCAGGTTCTGAGGAAGGTCTGCACCATCCTCAATAATCAGGCTGACGGTAACGAGGCGTGGCATGGCTTACTCGACTGCAGCGAACGAGCCGACGATCTTGGAGCCGCCGTTTACTTCGCCGGTCTCCTTGTCCTTGTAGGTGAAGCGCTGCTGGTAGCCTTCCCAGGACACGACCAGGGAGACGGGGTCGCCTACGGCACCCAGGCGCACCTTGCTGCGCACATCGAGCTCCTGAGGGCGCGAGAACTCGTCAGCAGCCGGTGTAGCGATGTGGTGGATGTAGCGGTTCTGGGCGTCGCGCTTGGTCTGTACGGCGGCAATGCGGCCGACGAGGTACATCTGGTTGCGTTGCAGCTTTGGGGTGTTGCTCTCTGGCGTGCTCATGGCGAGGTTCCTTTGTGGTCAAAAAAAGACCCGGGGTTTATGCCGGGTGAGTAGGAGGAAGCGTTTCAGGGGGAAAGAGCGGTAGACTTCTGTCAAATTCCGAACAAATGGTTGTTCAAAAGTTAACAACTGTCAAATTTTTAACAGGTGTCCGCATGAAGACGATTGGCGAGTTGCTAGACGCAGCGAAGGAAAAGCTAGGGAATGCGAGTGAAAGCGCGCTCGGGCGTGAGCTCGGCACGAATCACACGAACCTGTGGCACTGGCGGAAGGGAAAGGGTCAGCCAGACACCTATGCGGTGTGGCGCTTGGCTGAAATCCTGAAAATGAACCCGCTAGAGGTGTCGGCGATCATTGAGGCCGAGCGGGCAAAGAGCGACGAGAGGAGGTCGTTCTGGGAAGACCAGATGAAGCGATTTCGGTCGACGATTCAGGCGGTTCTTTTGGGGTTAGGGCTGTTGATGGCTTACGGAACCCTGCCACACTCTGAGGCTAAAGCAGCTTTAATAACAGACGGTTATCAAACCGCAGTCCCTAATAAGCAAATGTTTATTATGTAAAGTTAGGCATCTAGGTTAGACCAGAGGTGGCCGAGTATCCTGAGCTTGCTCATCTTCGCAGTGCCTTCCCTAGCGCTAAGTGCGCAGACTACCCGTTGCAAATTTAGCGCACATGAAAAGCCACGACGGCCAAGGCCGTCGTGGCTTGCTTCACTTGCGCGCTGACTAAGCCAGCAATCAGCGCGATTACAGCGTTTCCAGGAAAGCGATCAAGGCGGCGCGATCCGTTGCTGGTAGCGCTTCAAACTTCCTGCGCGTGGCTTCTGCTTCGCCGCCGTGCCAGAGAATCGCTTCCATCAGCGTGCGGGCACGGCCGTCGTGCAGGTAGCGTGCCTTGTCGGCGCCGCCCTGGGTGAACTTCAGCGTGCCTACGCCCCATAGCGGCGGCGTGCGCCACATGGCGGGCATGGCTTTGTATTCCTGCACGGTGTCGGCCAGGTCCGGTCCCATATCGTGCAGCAACATATCGGTGTACGGCCGTATGGTCTGGTTGCGCAGCTCCACAAAGGGATGGGTATTGCCGGTCTTCAACTGTGTCGTATGGCAGCTGGTGCAGCCCGTGCTGCTGAAGACGGCTGTGCCGCGCGCCACGACTACCGGGTCGACATCGTGCTCGACCGCGACTCGCATACCGGCCGGATAGCCGCTGCGAACACTACGCTGCGCCGGCACGCCGAGCAGCGATAGATAGTGGGTCAGGCGCTGCAGCTCCGCTTCGCTCACGGCTGGCGCACCAGTACTGCTACGACAATCGGCTGCGCCACGCTGGCAGCTGTGCTTGGGGTAGCTGGTGGTGGTTACGCTCATATCGTTCATCAGCGCTTCGGCAGCCTGGTGGCGGATGCTGGCCTTGCCGGCCTTCCAGCCGAAACGTCCCAAGCGCGGCTGGCCGGTATCCGGGTCGGAGACTAGGTTGAACACACCGCGGATGCCATCGCCATTCCTGTCATCTGGGTCGGCCATGGCCACGATGGTCTGCTCGGGCACCGCTTCCAAGAGGCCCATGCCGATGACCTGTGGTGCCTGGCGCACCGACATCAGCGCTGGCCGTGCGCCCTTGAACGCATACACTGGCTTGCGCAACGCCACCTGGGTGCCGTCCGGCAGCGTGCGCAGCTGGGTTTCGTACTGGCTGATGGTCACGTCATAGTCATTGGCCTTGCCGCCATTGGCATGGTGTTGCACGTTCAAGCCGTAATCAGGGTGCGCAACGCGACGGCCTTCATTCATGGCGGTGCCGGTGGCCACCAGCATCATGTCCAGCGGCGAGCCAATCTCGGCCGCGCTGCTCCGTCCATTGTTCACATGGCAGGCAATGCAGCGTTCCTGGTTGAAGCGCGGCCCAAGCTGGCCGATATGGGCGCTGAATACCGGATTGGTGCGGTCGTGCTCGGAATGCGTGCCGTCCTTGAATGAGGTATGGAACAGGCGGCGGCCCTCCACAAAGCGTTGCAGGTTCTTGATGCCGATATTGTTGGCCGGCTGCTGGAACACCCGCATCGGCTCATCGGCGTAGTTGTACGAGATGCTGGTATCGCCACCCAGCAGGGTGTCGTCAGGCAGCGGCTCGGAATCCAGATTCGGCGCAATCCCGTACCAGGGACGCATGCCCTTCCCTACTACATAAAGCTGCTCCAGCGAGTAATAGCGGCTGCCGCCGCCATCGATGATGGCCTTGCCACTCTTGGCCGGATCGGTGGTGGCTTGCGAGTAGTAGCGATTGCCAGTCTGCAGCGGCCAGCCAGCCTTCTTCGGGTCCTGGTTCATCTCCCAGCGTGCCAGACGCACGGCCGGTGCCAGCTCGATCTTATCGCCGATCTTGAGCGGGCTATGCGGATCGGTGCGCCAGTTCGAGGTGAACTCAATCATGCAGTCTTCGCGCGGTTGATCGGTGTGACAGAAAGGCAGGCCTTTCTCGGTCGGATTATTGAAGCCGGTGTTCATCGACCAGCCGTAGTCGCGCACTTCCGGGTTCTGGATATTGCGGAACAGGCTGAAGGTGGTGCCATCGAAGCTGCCGCCATTGGCGCGCAGGAAGATCTGTATCTTGTTGCCGCCGGCCGGAATGGTGTCGCGGATTTCCAGGCCCAGGGTGCGGTTCTGGAAGTAAAAGGTCGGGAAAGTGAAATAAGCGCCCGGCCCGCGGTCCGCCTCGAACCAGCCTTCGCCGCGCTCACGGGCGTGCCGGTCGGTAGTGCGAAAGCCTGCCAGCGTCACCAAGGTGCCGTCAGCCTCGCGATACTGCAATTGCTCCAGGAATTCGGTACCTTCGGGAAAGAGCGGCACATAGCCGTCTGCCGTGACCGTGCCCTTGCCGGGCACGCCCTCATTGGGCGTCGCGCCTATCGGTGTGCTAGCGCCTGGCGCATTCCCTCCCCCGCCGCCACAGGCGGAAAGCAGGCCGGCGCCCAACAAGGCCAGCAGTGCGCTGCGCCTTAAATATGCCGGTCTACTTCGGCCGGCCGCATGTAATGTGTGCATCGTCTTTCCCTCTGCCAGAGATTAGAAAGCCCCGCATCACTTCCCCTGATGAACTGCTTGATTTTATGCGGCCGGAATATACGCCAGCTCACTAGTAAAAACTCTAAAAGCAAATCAATTTTTGCTAATTTGTCGTTTTCCTACCCGTAGCCCGGCCGTGGCGACTACAGAAAGGCCTACGTTCGCCAACTAGTCGAGCTGAAAACGGCGCGAGGCCTGCTCCAGGCGCGCCGCGCCGGCGCTCAGTCCGCTAGCTTGCTGCAGGGTGGCCTGCATCTGCTCGGCAGTGTCCTGCGCCAGGCTGTTGATTGCCTCTACATCCTGGCTGATCTGCCCGCTGGTTTGCGATTGCTCGCGCGTGGCCTGGGCAATGCTGCCCATACGCTGCTGTACCTGCTCGGCCATGCGCTCGGCCTGCTGCATCAGCTGGGCAATCGTCTCCACCTGGCCCAGTTCCTCCACTGCCAGCGATTCCGCCTGGTCCATGGCCTGGTGGGCCTCCTCCATGCTGGTGGCCAAGCCGCTCAGAATCGTGCCGATTTCGCCGGTCGCGCCGGCGGTGCGCTCAGACAGCTTGCGCACCTCATCGGCCACCACGGCGAAGCCGCGCCCGCTCTCGCCCGCCCTGGCGGCCTCGATGGCGGCATTCAAGGCCAAGAGATTGGTCTGGCTGGCGATGTCCTTGATCAGTGCGCTGACGGCCGTCACCTTGCCCATGGCGCTACCCAGCGAAGTCAGCGTCGTACGGGCGCGCTGTACGCTGCCTTGCAATAGCTGCATATCGTGTAGGGCCTGGCCGCTGCGTTGTTCGGCCTGACGTGTGAGCTGATTCGCGGCTTGTGCCGCCTCATCCGCCGCCTGCGCGAAGCTGCCCACGGTATGCACCGATCCCGATAGCTGCGCGACCGCCGCGCCGATTTCGCCGACCTCACGGCTTTGCTGGGTGGTGAACTGGCCGACCTGTTCGGCGCGTGTGCTCAGCTGGCCGGCTTCATGGCGGGTATGGGCCACTTCCTGCTGCACTTCACGCAGCAGCTGGCTTAGCACCGTCACAAAGCCATTGAAGGCGCGCGCGAGCTGGCCTAGCTCATCCTCGCCCTCGGGCAGACGATGACGCAGATCACCACCCTGCATGCGCAGCGCCTCGGTCTCCATCTGCTTAAGGCGCCGCTTCAGGCGGCTGGCCAGCAAGAACTGGCCAGCAATCACCACCAGTGCGGCCAACAGCAGCGGAATCAGCACGCCACGGAAAATCTGCTCGGTGGTCTGAACGATGCGGGCCCGCAACTGGGCGGCATGCTGGCGCTCGCGCCCCACCAGCGCATCCAGCTCGCTGATCATCGGTGCCAGCTGCAACTGGTAAATCTGCTCGGGAATGCCCAAGGCATCCTGTGGGCTGCTCTCGGCGATGCGGGTCGCGCTGCTGAACTGGCGGATGTATTCAAGCCAGAACTGATCGATCAGCCCCTTCATCTGCTTGGCCTCGGCATCGGATAGCAAGGGCTGCAGTGCTTGCGCTGCCGTACGCACGGCCTGGTCGGTGCTGGTCAATTGCGCGGCGGTCTCGGCCAGGATGGGATCGGCGCGCGCCACCGACAGGGCGCTGGCCTTGATCTCCAGCAGCAGATTCACACTGCGCTGCCCGGCCTCGTAGTGGCGGAAGTCGAGCCTGAGTGTACTCAGGCTCCAGCCGGTGAGCGCCAGAACTAGGCCGAGCGCTAGAGTGGTGAACAGATTCAGCAGCAACAACTGCCGGGATAAGGTGAGGCGCATGGCGAGGTCGAGGGCTGATAAATTAGCCATCGATAATATGAATGCTCTGTGGCAGGGCGATGACAAGTGCCGACCGTTGATCGCCTTGACACCGCCCTGCCCTTTGCCTAGCTGTGCGCCACACTCAGCGTGGGGCGCGGCGCAAACCCCGCCACGGTCAGCGCCTCAGCCAGTTGCGCCTGCGCTAACTCGCTGACGATGGAGACCCGCCCCTGGGCGCGATCGACGTTGACCTGGGCGTCCGGGTCGAGCTGATCAATGGCGCGCTGGATCTTGCCCACGCAACTGGCACAGCCCATGCCATCCACATTGAATTCATGCATATCGCTACTCCTGTGTTCGCGGCCCGATTGGCCGTTCGCATAGGCTGGGGCTTGCCGCGGTGGCAAGGTCAAGCGTCGCGCGTCTCGGTGCAGGGTAGATGTTCGTTGATCAGCTGTTCAAGCATCTGCGCGATGCTGAGCTGGGACGCGCGCGCCGCCTTGCGCAGGCGCGACAGGCTGATGGCATCCAGCTCACAGGAGAACGGTGTGGGAATACGCGCCTGCAGATCCTTGGATTGCAGACCGGCCAGCTTCTGCTGCGCACGGCTGCGTCGCTTGCGTTCGGCACTACTCATTGCCTGCTCGCCCAGGCTGGGGCGACCGCGGCGCGGTTTGGTGGGTGGGGTTGGGGCGGCGGGCTGCGACATGGTGGGCGTGGTCGATATTCGTTATGCGCAGTCTAGCCTTATTTTGTGACATGTCACATTAATTGCGACGTCCCTAGTCCAAACTCAGCGCTTGGGCGTATCAAGCCCATAGAACTTGAGCTTGCGGTACAGCTTCATGCGCGACCAGTTCAGCGTGCGTGCCACTTCCGATTTATTCCACTGGGTATCGATCAACAGGCTGCTCAGCTGACTTAGCTCATCCTGTGCTTGCGGTCGGCTGCTTGCCCAGCGCATCAGCTGTGGTGGCAGGTCGCTCAGGCCGATCTGTTGCCGCTCGCAATTGATGGCAGCGAGCTCAATGGCATTGCGCAGCTCGCGCACATTGCCGGGCCAGTGATAGTCGAGCAAGGCCTGGCTCGCTTCCGCCCCCAGCTTGAGCGGCCTGCCGATGCGCTGGCAGCTTTCGCGTAGGAACTGCTCGGCCAGTAAGCCGATGTCCTCAGCACGTTCGCGCAGGCTCGGTAGTTCGATCGGGGCAACATTCAGGCGGTAATACAGATCGAGCCGAAAACGCCCCTGGCGGCAAAGCTCGTCCAGAGGCTGATGGGTGGCGGCGATCAGGCGCACATTGCTGTGCTGTGCGCGTGTGCTGCCCAGGCGGAAATACTCCTGATTCTCAATGACGCGCAGGATCTTGGCCTGTGCACACAGCGGCATATCGCCGATTTCATCCAGAAACAATGTGCCGCCCTCGGCCGCGGCAAACTTGCCGGCCTGGCTGCTGTGGGCGCCGGTGAATGCGCCGCGTTCGTAGCCAAACAGCTCCGATTCGACCAGTAGATCAGGCAGGGCTGCGCAATTGATGCTGATCATAGGCTGGCCACGGCGTGGGCTGGCGGCGTGAATGGCATTTGCCACGCATTCCTTGCCAGTGCCGGTTTCGCCGCTCAGCAGCACCGTGCTGTCATAAGCGGCAATACGCTGTACGCGCTGGCGCAGTTGGCGCATGGCAATCGATTGCCCAAGCAGCGCACTATTGCCGGCCGCTTCCGTGCCATGGCGCTGGCTGTGCTGGCGACACCAGCTGTCGAGCTCGCCCGGCCAGGCAATCACATCACCCAGGCCACGGCGCAGGGCCAGGGCGTAGTGGGCGGCTTCCGGTTCCGGGTGGATCAGCACCATGCCCCTGCCCTGCCCGGCCGTCTGCAGGCCCAGCTCATCGAACAGACGGCCCAGGCGCTCGGCGCTGGTGTGGCTGATCAAGGCATCGCAGCCCAGGCTGTCGCGACCGAGCGCCTGTTCGCGCAGCTCGACCGCGCAGCTTTGCTTGCGCAGGCTGCGGGCGACACGGCCCGCCAGCGTCAGATCAGCCTGGGTGGCGGCCATCAAGGTGAATGAAGCGTTGTAGTGCGCAGCCATCATGGCGGCCCTCACACGCGGCGGTTCTTGGACCGTTGCTTGTCTATCGTCCCCGCTGGGCCGGCAGCGCCTTGCTGGCGCCCTGTTCTGCCTGACGGCGGGCTTCCTCCTGCTCCGTGGTGCATGCACCACGGCGAGACAAAGTGTCACATCGCCTGTTACAGCGCCGGCAGTACGCAAAGCCCCGCTGGCGAAAATATATAAGTTTTATGGCGTGTTTTGATGTTACACCCCGCCGTCTCAAATGCCATGACAATGCAATTAAATTTTGCGGTTAGGTTTATTAACATACTGATTTATTTAATATAGATCCTGTTGGTATCTTGCTTGCTAAGTAACGACTATGTCCGGGATGCATGGTCGTGAAAGCCATTGAGACGCCGCTAGCCCAATACGCCAACCAGTTCCGCATCGGTCACAACCAGAACGAGTTCGTGATCGAGTGCTGCCAGCAATATGCGGGCAGCCAGGAGGCGGCGCTGGTGTGCCGTCTGGTGCTCACACCCACCTCGGCCGAGCAGTTGCGCGCGGTGCTGGACGACAGCCTGCAGCAGCATCTGCGTCTGATCAGCAAGCACAAATCGGGGGGGCAGTAAGTCTATGTCGGGCTTTGCGGGCATCGCCGCGGTGGGAAAGAGCATTGAGCGCCTGCTCAATCTGGCCTTCAACGAGCGCCAGCCGGTGAACGGGCACAACACCCGCGCGGTGCTGATCCGCACCGAAGACCTGATGCACAAGAACGTCCAGCAGGCGATCGGTACGTATGCGCTGTCCATCTATCTGTACCGCGTGGATTTCAACAAGGCCATGCGCGCGGCCTGGTCGGCGGTCGGCTCGGCCGACGGCAAGGGCCATCTGGCCCTGGACCTGCATTTCCTGCTGTCCGCCTGGGCCGATAACGCCGAGCACGAACACCTGATCCTCGGCCGTGCCATGCAGGCGATCGAATACACACCGGTACTGTCCGGCCCCTTGCTGTATGCGCCCGCCCTGGCGCCCGCACTCGACGACGAGCCCCAGCCTGGGGCCAGCGAAGCCGTGCAGCTGCTGTTGGAGGAAATTTCCACCGAGGCGCTGATGCGCACCTTTGATTCCCTGCCGGCCGATTACCGCCTGACCGTGCCCTATGTGGCACGCGTGGTGCGTATCGATACCTTCGAGAGCCGTGCCACGCCGCCGGTGACCGATGCCGACATCGCCTTGCGGGTATCGGCATGAACGACATCCTGACCCTTGAACAGACCGTACCGGTGTTGAGCGTGCAGCACCGCCTGGCGCTGGGTCTGTCCTGCATCGATGCGTTGGCGCAAAGCCCCGCACATGGCGGCTTACGGGTCGAGCTCGAGTCGATTGGCCCCTATCCGCTGCCCTACACGCTGGAACGCCATCGCGCCGACCGGCACGCCGCGCGCTATGCGGGCCAGATCAAGCGCGTGATGGCGCATGCGCTGGCCGAGGGCGTCGATACGCACTGGGTGCTGCGCGTATTTGGCGGCGCACTGGATGGCAAGCCCGCTTACCGGCCGGAAAGCGATGCGCGCCGCTATGTGCCGCGCCGCCTGGCCATTGAATTGAGCATGGATGGGCCGCTGCCGGCCGCCACGCCGCTGAATATCCGCACGCCCTGGCTATGGCCGGCGGCCGCCTATCCGCTGCCCGGCACGGTCAGCGCCGTGCGTGGCCGTGTGCTGCGCGGTGCCAGCCTGGCCAGCGGCCTGGCTGTGCCCTGGGCGCGGGTCATCGCCACCGTGCCGGCCGAGCAGGCTGATTTCAACCTGGCCAGCCGGGTTGGCCATGCCCATGCCGACGCGCAGGGCGAGTATGTGCTGGCGCTGGATGCACGTGCGGTCAGTGGCGCGGCACTCAGCAACCCGGTGCGTGTGCGCCTGTGGGCGTTTGCGCCCGCGGCAGCCGTACCGGCTGACCCGCTCGACCCGCTGGCCGCCCTGCCCATCGAAGCCTGTGGCACGGCCAGCGTCAACGATGTCTTGCGCGGCACCGCCGTGCCGGCGGCTTACACCGCCTCGGTATCCACCACTGCACAACTGAGGCTGGGCGAAGTGCTAAGCGGCAATGGCGCGGCGCTCCTGTTCACCTAGCAGCTCGCGATCGAACCGGAAATAAGGAGAAAGGCAATGCCAGAGTATCTTGCCCCTGGGGTCTACGTCGAAGAGGTCAGCTTCCGCTCGAAGTCGATCGAAGGCGTGCCCACCAGCACGACCGGCTTTGCCGGCTTTACCCGCTTTGGCCCGGTGCAGTATGCGGGCGGGCCCGCCAATGTGGGGCCGCGGCTGATCACCTCCTTCACCGAGTTCGAGCGCGTGTATGGCGGCCTGGAGGAAATCGGCTTCCTGAACGGTGCACGCACCAACTACCTAGCCCATGCGGCGCGCGCCTTCTTTGCCAATGGTGGCAAGCGCCTGTATGTGTCGCGCGTATTCAAAGATGCGGTGGACGACCTGGCCAGCAGCCATGTGGCCGGCCTCAATGTGCCGCTCAGTACCGGCAGTGCCGACTGGCGCGCGCGCTGGCCGGGTGAGATGGGCAATGTGCTGGTCGATACCCGCGTGGTGCGCAGCAAGAACCTGGCCTTTCAGCATGCCGACGACCCAAACGACATCCTGAACCGCGATAGCTGGGGTGTGCAGGTGCAACGCGTGCGGCATGGCTCGGTGGTCGAAGTGCTGCCCAGTGCCGGGCCCTTCCCCAAGGACAACGACGCGCTGAACGAAGCCAATCTCTTCGTGGTGCAGATCGATAGCGATGGCCGGCAGACCTTCGCAGCCGTGGGCGGTGGTGCGCCAGCGCCCTTCCCCTTCCTGCTCGGCGAGCGGGTGATCTTCCTGGTCGAGCTGCGCGTGCTGGTTTACGGTCCGTCCGGTCGACTCGACAGCTACGAGGAACTTGGCGCCCATCCCGCCCAGCGGCGTGATATTGCCAAGGTGCTGGAGGCCGACGACCCGGAAGACGAGAACGCCATGGTCTACCTCGACTGGGCCTATGACCCGGCCGATCTCTTCGGCCCGGCACGGCTGATGGCTGGCTTGCGCAGCGTGCCGCAGAAGCGCCTCAGCGGTGGGCGCGATGGCAATCTGCCCGGCCCGGATGAGCTGGCCGGCAAGGAAGCCGACCCCGACCACGCCAATGTGCGTGCCACTGGCCTGGAGGCGCTAGCCGAGATCGAGGACATCGCCATCGTGGCCATGCCCGATGCGGGCGCCTATGAGGATGCCGATGTGCGCAAAGCGGCGGCCGACAAGCTGATCAGCCATGCCGAGCGCTGCCGTTACCGGATTGCGGTGGTTGATGGCCCGAAGGCCAGCTCGATCAGCGAAATCCGCGACTTCCGCGGTCAGTTCGACAGCAAGTACGCGGCGCTCTACCACCCGTGGATCGAAATCCTCGATCCGCTCTTCCCCATCGTGCCAGGCACGCCGCCGCGCAAGCTGCTGCTACCGCCTTCCGGCTTCGTCACCGGCATCTATGCGCGCAGCGACATCGAACGTGGCGTGCACAAGGCGCCGGCCAATGAGGTGGTGCGCGGCCTGACCGCCTTCGAGATCAATATCAACAAGGCGCGCCAGGATGTGCTGAACCCAGAGGGCGTGAACTGCCTGCGCTTCTTTGAAGGACGCGGCAGCCGGGTATGGGGCGCACGCACCATGAGCTCGGACCCGGAATGGAAGTATGTGAACGTGCGCCGCCTGTTCATCTACATCGAGCATTCGATCGACAAAGCCACCCAGTGGGCGGTGTTCGAGCCGAATAACGAGCGGCTGTGGGCGAATATCCGCCGCACCATCGAAGACTTCCTCTTGGTGTTGTGGCGCGATGGCGCGCTGATCGGCGAAAAGCCCGAGCAAGCCTACTTCGTGCGCTGCGACCGCAGCACGATGACCCAGAACGACCTCGACAACGGCCGGATGATTTGCCTTGTGGGCCTTGCGCCAAGCCGGCCGGCCGAATTCGTGATCTTCCGCGTGGGCCAATGGACGGCCGACGCCAAGTCCTGAGCTGATTCAAGGAGCAGATGATGGCAACGCTACGCGACAACCCCTACGGCGCCTTCAATTTCCTGGTCTCGCTCGGCACGGGCGACGAGACCAGTGTGGTGGCCGGCTTTTCCGATGCCAGCGGCCTCGGGACCGAGATCAATTATTCCGAGTACCGCAATGGCAATGAGCAGTTCAACACCGTGCGCAAGGTGGCCAATACCTTCAAGCAGGAAGACGTGACGCTCAAGCGCGGCCTGGTCGGCTCGACCGATCTGTTCGAGTGGGTCAAGCAGGTGCGCGAAGGCGCCACCCTGCCGCGCCAGGTCACCATCACCGTGCTCGACGAGGCGCGCAAGCCGGTGCTGAGCTTTCGGCTGCGCAATGCCCAGCCGAAGAAATGGGTTGGCCCCACCCTGGCTGCCAAGGGCGGTGGCGAGGTGGCCATGGAGGAGTTGCACCTGACCCATGAGGGGATCAGCTACGAGTAAGCCCGGTTGCCGGGCGGTCGACCCGGCACCTGCCTCGGAAGCCCACCATGCTGACTACACAACGCGCCCCGCTGGCCGCCCCCGGCGTCTATGCCCTGCCCGATGCGATTGCTGCCCGGCTCAACCCGCAGCATATGGATGTGTGCGCGTTTGTCGGCGTGGCACCGCGCGGGCCGGCCTATGTGCCGCTGGTCGACCATCAGCACCCGGCCGGCTGGCAGACCATGGCCGATCTGCAGCGCCCACGCCTGCGCAGTGTGGCGGTGGCGGTACGCAGCTTCGACGAATATCGCCAGCTGTTCGGCGGCTTTGAAGGGCCAGGCCTGCTGCCCTATGCGGTGGCCATGTATTTCGAACAAGGTGGACGCTTGGCTTGGATCTGCCGCATCGTGCCGCGCCAGAGCGGCCCGGCCGTGCCGGGTGAGCCACCCAATCTGGCCGGCCTTGCGC